ATGTAGGACAGCACTTTTAGACGCGCTCTCAACCTCATTTAGACGGTCGTGACACGCTTCTAGTTCCTGCTTTACTGTAGGAGTCTGCTGCCAGCCAATTGGATCATGCCTAGATGCTGATGCACCATCGAATACGTCGCCATTCATAACGATGATTTTAGGCTTGAGTTCTTTGATTAGATGGACAAATGCCTTATGAGCCGTTGATATAATTCCAGGGTAATAGTGACAGTCTGATGCCACCATAATTACACCATCTTCTATTTCTGCTCTAGCCCTTACTCCATTACCAGGGTAAGTAACTGAAAACGTGGTTTTTTGAGGATCAGTAGATACTAATGCTACACCTGTTCTTCTTTCAATATCCCTACGCCTAGAAAATACAGCCCTAATACCCATATTTAATACTGTAGATATTTTTGCTGCTGATCCGTACTTATTCCATAGTGCAATAAACTCTTCTTCTGAAACTTTCATTTCAATTTACCTTACGAGTAAACTCACCGCACCAGTCAGTTCGTTCAGTTACAGGATAGCAACTGTCGTATTCATCTTCTATCTGAAATAGAGTCGGTGGATACCTGCGACATACGCCTAGCTCATCTTTAGGCTCAATATCGAAGAAAGCACACGATAAACAAGCTGGCATACAGTCATCAGGGAGTTTGTTTTTAGTCATATCGTTTATATATCATATACTTATTGCAATTAAATTACAAATTACATTAAGTAAATAGCTCGTTCATCTTTTCTACGATTGACTAAACCTTTTAATACCTTGCCACCGCCACGCGTGTACTTCATGAATTCATCTGCTGCACCATCATAGTCACCTCGATTATGTTTCTGTCTCAAGGTACTACGCTGCAATGTTCCTAGTCCTACATTAAAGCTAAAAGAGACGAGCGCATCAAACTGACCTTGAGTAGTAATAACAGGGCAATAACGTAATACGCCTCGTTGAAAACGCTGCAAATCAGCTTTAAGAATCGCATCTATCTCATCCTTACTAAATACCCTGAAATCCTCAATACGAAGCCCTACAGAGCCTCTCTGAGCCACTGGTAATAGTCCCTGCTTGGGATATAAAACATGGCCTACACCGACAGTCCATAAGCCAGCAGGACAGAGGTAAGGCTTATTCCTTACTCCCTCGTGATGCTTAATGACTTTTAGAACATTGTCGCTGACGTTCATTTCTTGCTAAATGCCTGAGTACCGAACCAGAAAGCAATAACAGAAGCCCATATCAACTGAGTATCTGCATCCCATACTTCATCGATCATTTCTTTAAACGGTACATTCTGAGTCCATGCGTACCAGATGCCAGCTATATCAATAGCCACCAATAGAAAAAATAGACCATAGGTAACGGTAGGACGCACCATAGCGCGAGCATTAATTACCCACTGACTAGCACCTTTACCGATCTCTATATCGTGGTTGTACAATGCTATACGCTCGTCTGCTGCTGTCTGTAATTGAATTTGCTCTGTGTGTATATCCTCTATACGTTCCTGAGACTGGAAACCAGCTTTCTGCATCTCCATCTGCATCTGCATCTGGACTTGAGCCATAGCTAATTCATGCTTCTTATCCTGCTTATCTTGGAAAAAGTCCAATAACTTAGGTAAGCCACCAGATAAAAAACTAATGAATGTCGATAATAAAGTCAGCACTATTCACCCCTCATCTCTAAAATTATCTTAGCTCGTAATTCACGCATCTTTTTGACTTCGTTCATAGCCGCATTAGTAGCGTTATTCATGTCCATGTACATTACGCCCATTACAGGCAAGGCTATAACTAGCACAAGACACAGTACCAATAGGGTAATGAGTAAAGTCCACGGGATGTGTGGCTCGTTCGTATCAGGATCATTAGCCATAGGAACCACAGGGTTACGAACAATACTGCTAAAACTGAAGTCAGTTGTTCCTTTATTTGCCTTCTTATCCTTGCTCGTCGCCATAATGCAGCCTGTTGCCTTTGCAATTCCTGACGCTGTACTACAGCACGTTCTTCCTTCACCTTATCGCGCATTACCTCAAACTCAGACCAGACAGCACCTAATTCTGGTGGAGCCTGATATACGAGCATTTCGCGCAATTCAGTCTCTAATCGGTTCATTTCTTTTTGTGCAAGTATCCGATTAAAAGCCTCCTGATTTACTGACAACTCAGGATCACGTACCTTCTTAGTTTTTAATTCTTCCTCGTGTACGTGTTTCTCTAACTGCTCATGCGCTTTAAAGAAATTACCTAGATGACTGCTTATATCCGCGACCACATCTTTAGCTTTACCATACGCATCTACTAATTCCATTCCATCGGCTTTAGCAGTCTGATACATCTCACAACCAGTACGAACAGCACTGGCAGCAGCTTTGGCAATAGCTAATATCGTTAGCGGGTCAATTTTATTTAGGTAGAGAGCCGTTTCCAGCCATCCAGAAAAGCAGACCTAGAGCACCAGCACCAACTATCCAAAATATCTTTTTAACCACAGAACGACCTACTTCTTCGTAAATCTTCTTAAAAGCTACCTCAGCAGCTTTCTCTGCAATGTGGTCTATTTGCTGGTCTGTAAGTTCTATCTTTTCCATGTTAGGCTTTCATTATGTAGCAGAGTGCGTAGTACGGAGGCAAGTTAGCATTAGTACCTGAATCACCGGTTGAATTAATGGTTAATGAATGACTATGGCTACCTGCTTCTTCCATAATGTTTCCACCACCAAAGCTAGTCACATAACTTTCTGCGGATGAAGCACCAATACCAGCAACTTTTGATGTGGCGTTTCCAAGAACGGCCAAACTACCACCTATAGCACCGTTTAGACCGTGACGGTGAGCACCAGCAGTATTAGTAGAGCCAGTGTGAGTGTGACTTGGAACAATTGCATCAGCAGTACCACCAGTAGCATTTACCGCATACGTATAACCAGCACCAACGATAAAACGGTTGCGTAAGTCAGGAGTACCGCTAGTACCGTTACACAAAAGCCAACCACTAGGAATAGATGCTGATGATCCAGACCAGATAATGATACCGCCGCTAGGAATAGCGTTATTAGCCACATACGCAGTCGTAGCGACCTTCGTACTGTTATCCCCTGATGACTGCGTCGTAGCCGTAGCAGAAGCCCCTAGAGCCACTGTAGAGCTAAATACAGCAGCACCAGAGCAAGTAAATGCACCGCCTACCGTAAAGCCATCACCATCAGTACCAGCTTGCTGATCTTTAAGCTGTGCCATAAGTTCCCGAATAGCGTTATTTATTCCGCTTGGGGCACAACCTTCCGAAATGTTAATCCCGGCAATATCAGTATTGTTTGACGCAACTGATGAATATTCACTAATTTTATTTTTAGCCATGATTTATTCCTCTAATCCTATAATCCCAGCACCAGACAACAATTGTGCCAGTCCAGCCCATCTTTGTGCTGATGTAGGCGACATTTTCTTTAACTCTTTAAGCCGTGAAATACCGTCAGGACTTGTGATTATGTCAGCGATATTGGCTGCATTAGCAGAAGCATCTTTTCTAGTAGCCCAGTCTGCAATCATCTTGCCATACTGTAGTGGCTGTAAAGCAGCACCAGTAGCTCTAGCCACACCAGTCGTAATGCTAGTAACCGGAGGATTCTTCATTAGTTCTTCAGTTATTAGCTGATTAAATGCAGTATCAGAACCTAACTTTTTAACTCGACCAGCAGCTTCTAAAACATCAGCTAAATCACGTAATGCTTGAAACTGAGCAGGAGGCAATGCAGCTTGCATAGCTTTCATCTGCTTAGGGTCGCCCATAATAATATTTTGCCAAGTGTTGCCTGTGTCAAACTTAGCACCTTGCTGAGTCTTAGACGGCTTCTTGGCTAACGTCCATTGCTCCTCTAGGAAAGCCCTAGTAACAGCATTCCATGCATCTTCGCCACCACCAGCAATAATTTGTTTCTTGGCGTACTTAATAACTTCAGGACTAGGATTTTGGAATATTCTATTAGCAAAGTTTTTAAGGTTATCTGGAGCCATTTTTATTAATGACGAACCAGTAATACGCTCATCAAACTCATTTAAAGGCTGTGATAGTCTTTCAAACTGTCTATTCGCAGCAATATAAGCAGGATTATTTTCACCCATCTGCGTTAATAAATTATCTTGGATATTTGCAAGCCGTCTTTGAATTTGACTGTCTAAAGCACCAAATGCCTCATCTTTAAACATGGCATCTATTTCAAATTTAGCATTTTGCAAGTTAGGAAGTCTATCCTCAGCCCTCATTGTATTTAATGGGTTCCCATTAACATCAATTTCAGGACGTTGCAGTAAATCCCTAATTCTACGTAAATAACCAGCCGCCTTACCAGTAGGAGGCTGAGTTGCCATCATATTGTCAATTTGATTTAATACTGGCTCAGTATTTACAGGAACAGATTCTTCAAAAGCTGCTGCAAAAATAGGACCAGCAGCATCACTTCTAGCTTCAATTAACTTATTTCTCTGAACCTCAAGAGCTTGCATACCGCGATTACCAGCAACATATTGATCTTCTACTTTCGATAGATTGCCTAAATAATCATCTACTGCACTCTGTACCTGAGCTTCACGTTTCTTATAAAAGTCCTGCATCTTTTTAGTAGACTCAGGAACATTACTGATAACTTTCTGTTGTGCAAACAATGAAGCCATATCAGTAAGTTCAGCAGGAGTTAAATCAACGCCAACCTTACCAGCCTTAGCTCTTAACGAAGCAATAGCATTAGGATTAACTTGCGCTATATCTTTAGCCAATCTGCGCTCTATAAATGCTTGACGAGCAACAGGAGCCAACTCAGCAGTACCAGACAATAGACCAGCTAAACCTACTTGATACGGATCAATTTCCTGATCGCCTATTGCTTGACCTATTTTCTGTCTAGCATAATTAGTTGCAGCAGAAATAGCACCAACACCACCAGCAGCTAACAATGGATTAACTAAAGCAGTTGGAGCCAAAGCAACGCCAGCAACTATATCAGGAGCCATTTCAAGTACGTCAGGAGCATAATAAGCAGAAGTAGCACCTAGTCCTACAACCTCTTTATAGAACTTACCATCGTCAGCCTGATACGCTATATCGCCATCAATAACAGCGTAACGTCTAGGAGATATACCGCGCTGTTTAGCAAAGTAATTAATAGCAGCTTGCTTGTCTGTAGGAACCCCACCCATAAAAGCAGTACCAGCACTAGCAGCCATAGAAGGCTCAGAAATAGCTACAGGAGGCTTTTCAATAGGAGGATATACACCAGATTGATTAATTGGTGCTGATCTAAATAATTCAGATGCAATATCACCTTGTTGTGGCTGCTGAGGTGATTGCCTGCTAGAAAACAATTCTGCTGTTATGCTATTTTCTGACATAAATCACCTTAAAATGGAATTCCAAATTCAGCAGCTAATTGACGTTTTATTGTGCTTCTTTGTTTAACATCATTTTTATTAAAGTTATCTCCATAGTATTTTTTACCAAGCTCATTTTCTCTTTGCAAAACAATACTAGGCATATCATCTAGCTTAATTTTTTCCCAAGCATCTTTATTTATTCCTAGTTTTAGAGCATAGGTTTGACGAGCTAGAGCATATTTAGTTTTCTCTACAGCATTAACAAGTTTTGCCTCAAACTCATCTGGACTATCACCACCAAAAACAGTCGTGCCAGCATTAGGCAAAGAAGCAATAATTCTA